GCCTATAAAGGACTATAAACCTGGACATGTTCAGCAAATGGGTGTATTGATAGGTGATAATGGCGATACACTCCCATTATATGGAAAAGAAGTACGTGGGCGGCGCGATCAGTATCATTACTATACATCTACACCTGGACAGCAGATCTATTCGATACCTATAACACACGATGGCCGTGACTGTATGGATGATTTAGGGTGTAGAGAGTTATATGGTAATGAGAATGTTAATGTACTCGGTAAAGCTGCTCCTTATGAAGCTAAACTTTACAGAACAGATCATTTCTTTTAAGCAAATGTGATACCGTAGCGCGCTGTCATGAGTTTTTTAGCTCCCGACATCGAAGGTTTACTCCATAAAAGCCATCTAGACCAAAACCCAGCCGTTTTAATTCCACTTTTAGTCCATGTTTCACCCATGCGTCCGTGACGTGCGAGATACCTTTTCATACGTGACGGGTCTCTGTGAATCGTATAATCTGAATACCCCTTACCTCCGAAGTCGACATGTGAACCGTTTTCGAAAGTAACCCTATACTTTTTTTTGGGATTGGGACTTTTCTTGAGAACAACTTTCATATATAAGTACCGAATATTTAATTCTATGTTTCTACTATAGACATGAATCTCCGCAAGCCAACCATCACTCGTATTATATTTATTTCCGCGATCGTATCCGTCTGTGTCGCTTTTATAATTGCCAAGATTTCTAAGTCCAGAGAAGAGAAGAGTTATAAATTCCCTGCCATGGCTAAGGCGACGTGGGACGCATTAGGTCTACCACCCAGCGAAGAAGAAGAAGAAGAAGATGTTCAGGAAGAAACGCCACCACCCACAGATAATGTATTAGAAGAATATACCACTTTATAATTCGGAATCGGAAAACTCTTCATCGCTTGTAATTTCAAGTTGCACGTGATCAAGATCGGGACAGCATTGCGCAAACCCGTCATATGTAATTTTACACGATCGACAATAATACCATATCATAGTATTTAGATAGTTGTTCACATACTTAAGTGTTTCCCGTGTACATTTATAAAATGGATACTGATTTTGACAAAGTGATTTCCGACTTGCGTAACCTTCGTGAAGATGTCAGGGAAGTGAAACAGGATTACGATCTTGAATTAGAAATGTGTCGTTCAGAGTTACGACAGCAATTCGGTTTTAAAATCTTGATGATGCTTTCATTCTTTCTTAACGGACTATTCATCGCATACCACGTAAAATACGCAGTTGTATCAGACGAACCCACAACCATCACTCCACGTCTTTTGTAAATGATATAAAGAGTTCCACCTTATCAAATGTATATGAAGCTTCTCATCAAGCGACTTTCTACTAATGCTATCATTCCTACACGGGCTTCCCCTGGGTCGGTCGGATATGATTTGTATAGTACTATCGATATGTATATCCCACCAATGGAACGTGGTATTGTGAATACTGGTATCGCGGCTACTATCCCAATTGGTGTATACGGGCGCATCGCACCTCGTTCTGGACTGGCTGTAAAGCATGGAATTCAGACCGGAGCTGGTGTCATTGACCCTGATTATACGGGTGAGTTGAAGGTGATTTTGTTTAATCAGGGAGGAGAACGTTTCGAGATTAAACAAGGGGATCGTATCGCCCAACTTATTTTGGAAAAATGTGAGACACCTCCTATCGAAGAGGTTGCAACTATTGAAGATACCGAGCGTGGTACACGCGGTTTTGGTTCTTCTGGATAAATTTAATTCGCGAACGCTACACCACCCATACCATCCTTAATTCTCAGGATGTTATAGTTGACAGCGTATGTTCGAACAATCGCACCGAGCCTGTTCGTGGTTCCATTGAGAACTAACTTAGCATTATCAATGCGCGAGAAGTTGAGCGAACCTGTAGGTTGCGACTTGTTCATAGTCAGACAGAATGGCCATGTAAACGTAGATGTAGTGTTCAACACGTTGGGAGCGAGTACTGAGCAGTGCATTTCAGGAACGACATTATGGTGGTACGCCGCGCTTGTGTTTTCGAACAGTGGTGTGCCGTTGATATACAGTGTCGAGTCGTCAAACGACCAGTTTGTGGACCACGTGGTACCATCAGCTATAGACGAAACAACGTGCAGAGCCTTAACAGGGTGATTGAAATACGTGAGATCCACATCGACATCGGACGCCGACATGGGTTGATATTGAGTCTGTGTGATGAGAAGTTCGTGTTCGTGGTTTACGACCATTTCCCTCTCTTCTGTATCCAGGTACACGTACGTACCGTACACCTTGGGTGTGCTTTCGGGAACGAACGGTACCACCTGTCCAGCACGACACCTAATACGCAACTCCACCTGGTGGAATTGAAGCGCTGTGAGTGGGAGAGACTTTGTCCAATCCTCGCTGAAGAAGAACGGGATCATGTAATGATCAGCGTATGTAGAAACACCTACGGCATTTTCAGGAACTTCGTCGAGTGTCACCGCACAAGAAGCCTTAGCCTGATCCTGTTTGTACAAAACATTGTGCACACCCTGGATGAAAAGAGAGTCAAGCTTGGTGACTTCCTGACCACCAATCCATAAGGAAAATTCGGTCGTAGTAGGGTCGTTCGTACTAAAGAAACCACTGGGGCTGTCATCGGTAGCTCCGATGTTGGTCGCCTCTATCCAGATGTAACTGAGTAGATCACCCTTCGTGCGTAGGGGGACAACAACTTCATTACCCCCACCAAATGTACCTACGTAATCGAGGCGTTCGGGTTTGATAGAAAAGTTCGTATGACGTTTATAATTCTGATGGAAAAAAGATACCTGAGGTTCTCCGGTGATGTATACATCCTGAGCACCCTTCGATACAAGATCGATCAACGCAGCAGACATTTATTAATAAACGATATTAAAATTTTAGCTCTATAACTTACTAAGCAGATGGTACAATTTCAAGTTCTCACCTGGGATGCCCGTGACGAAAATGACGATCATATCATACGAATTTTTGGTAAAACGATTAAGGGTGAATCCGTCTGTGTCACGACAAAGTTTGTACCCTATTTTTTTGTCAAGGTGCCGGGAACTATGACACCGAATTCGGTGATCCAATACGTCAAACGGACTTGTCCAGATATCGTTAACATGGACGTTGTTGAGGCTAAAGATATGGAAGGGTTTCAGAACGGGGCGACAAGTTTTTTCCTGCAAATTCATTGCCAAAATCTCATGTCAAGGCGTAATATTAGTAATCGTTTGCGTAAAAACATAACTGGACTATCCAATAAATTGAAAATTTTCGAGGCTAATGTGGATCCTGTACTACGTCTTATGCATCGTACCGGTATTCAATCGACTGGGTGGATTGATACGACCGATGTATGCGAACGTGCATACCATACAAAGGTGCAGATTGATTTACAGTGTAACGACTGGAGGCAATTGAAACCTCTTGATACTACAGAAATCGCGCCATTTGTAATTGCATCTATTGATATCGAGTGTTATAGTTCTACTGGGAAGTTTCCTAGTCCTTCTGTACCTGGCGATGCCTGTTTTCAGATCGCTATTTCACTTTTGCGTTTCGGTGAAGATGAACCATATGAAAAGACATGCTTATGTTACAAAGATACTGACAAGAATATTGATGGATGTTCTATCGTGAGTTATAAATCTGAGCGTGATCTCCTGATGGGATTTAGTGAATATATCAATGAACATGATATAGATATCATAACAGGTTGGAACATCTTCGGCTTTGATTTAGAATACATAATGGAGCGTGGTTTGGTAAATAATTGTCCTCTCGCGTTTTATCGAATGAGTAAACTCAGAGATCACACGTGTACATTGACACGTAAAAAACTGTCCTCGAGTGCGCTAGGCGATAACGAGTTGAAACTCGTACCCATGCCCGGGCGGTTCATTTTTGACCTGTTTCATGAGGTTAAGCGAGAGTATAAATTAGATTCGTATAAACTTAACAACGTTTCGCAAATTTATTTGGGAGACCAGAAAATAGATATGG